ACTGGAGTTCAGACGTGTGCTCTTCCGATCTCTTTACAATTCGGAAATCGGGCAAAGCTATGGCAGGAAGAATATGAGAAGCTCAAAGCATCGGTATCCCAGAGCTGTCTTTCTGCCGCAGCTATCTCGGCTCAAGGGAACGAATGTAAAAAGCCATATTTCTATACCGGTATGATGTCCACAGAGAGAGAGGGGGGATGATGTGCCTATGTATCTTCGGCCGGGAAACCTTTTTAAAGAGTTTCTGGTAAAAAGAAAAGAGTCTGACATATCAAGCATCGGACTCCCTGTGTCTGGATATAAGGATATGGGTATTCTTGTCAATGGCGTTTTGGCTGAAGCGAGTACTGATGACCGCGAGAAAACCAAACACATGTGGGATCAGGATCAACACTCCCTTACTCACACTATTGTAAGCTGGGCGGAACCGGTCGCAAAAAAAGGGGATGTCCTTTCGTTGGGAAACCGGTATTTTTTTATTCTTGCGATAGATGATACCGGATCTCTGGGTGTGGCCGCAATTTATTATGCAGAGGAAAGGAATGATTTGAGATGACACCAGGAGGAGTATCAGAAGCAATCCGCAAAGCTGTTTGCGAGGCGGTAAGGGAAGTAAACCAAAAGACAATGTCTAAGGCGTTTCGTGTTTCAAATGCGATGAGAAACAGTGCGATAGAAGTCCTTACGAATCCGAGCCCATCATTACCGGGAAACCCTCCCGGTGTTAGGACGGGATTCCTGCGAAGAGCATGGAAAACCGGGGTACGGATGAACGGCGGAAATTCAAACTCCGGCATATCAATTACGGCATACGCTGATTCAAAGGCTTCTTACGCCGGATATCTGGAAGACGGAACGAAAAAGATGGCGGCACGACCATTTGTAGATCCTATTTTGGATGATGTAGAACCGGAGGTTGATTCGATTTTTTCTGATTTTTAGGAGGGTTATATGCTGATTATTAGAAATCCGACTAACGTATTCGATACAAAAGAAATACAGCGTGGAACTTTAATCTATGCAAAACATAAAAGCTGGAGCGATGGAGAGCGAGGATTCGTAGTTTCTGTTGTGGAAAACAAAGTTACAGTGCAATATCCGCCGCAGATCGGGAATGTCACGAACCATTTTTTTATTTATGCAGACGAAGTAGCGAATGGAGACTGGGAAATCCGATATAGCAATGATATGCAGATAATCACAAAGTATCCGGAGGAAGGAGCAAGAGATGAACCTGATAAGTCTGATTTATAAAAGATTGTTGGATTCGGACAAGTTAAAATCGCTATGCGCGACTTACGCAGGAAAGCCGGCCATATTCAACACGGAAGCCCCGGATGACAAACAGGAAGGATGGGGAGGAAAAAGCCAGTACCCACGTATCAATTTTACGTGCGATATGCAGGCAAATGAGGAAAGATCCAGCGTAGGAACTCTGAATATCGTCGCTTACACAGAAAGCACCTCTCTGGTCATTTTAGAGATTGAGACGGCTATTAAGGAGTGCTTCAGGGATGTCCTGCTTTATCCGGATGATGGCGGACCGTATAGTTTTGCATGGGCGAGGACGGACCCTTTCCTGCTTGAAGGAAATGTGATAGGTCAGGAGATATCCATAGATATGATGGAGTATTCGCCACAGGAGACAACGGACCCCGATCCTGTTGTTGCATTGAACCAGTATATCAAAGAGCTATATCCGAAGGCTGTAGTCATCGGCGTGGATCGACTGGGAGAGATTACGGATACGTCCGAAAATCCGATATTTTATTGTCGGTTGACCGCACTGAACAAAGTGAACGGAAACAATATGAATACTGTTGCGTGGATGGACTGCAGAATAGCGGTCCATCTTTTATGCCCAGATAAAGCAAAAAACATCAAAATGATTGCGGCTGTTGCTCAAAGGATCGCCGCGGATGAAAGAATAATCCTGTTGGATAGATCCCCGATGAATATATCTGAGGTTCAGTTAGATCGTCAGGCTGATTACTTGAAGATGGGGCAATTATACATAACGGGAAGGTTCGGCATTCTGAAATATAAGGCAAAAGAGCATGCAATCATGAAAAATGTAATTTTAAATAAGGAGGAGTAAACATCATGGCAGAAGCAAAGACATCTGGTGCCAATACTTCGCAGAAAGAAAAGGCATCGAAAAAAACTTCCGAACCGGTTTACAGTGCAGAAGAGCTTTCTAATGCTGCAAGCCGATTCGGAACACGTAAGGAATGTGTCGCTGCGGCTTTGAAATACTACGGCAAAGACCGAGCGACAGTGAAAGAGGCGAAAGAGCTTGTTAGCAAATTTTTGAGCAAGGAGGTTAAGTGATGGCAGGAACTTTTATTGTGGGCGAAACTAAAATTCGCCCTGGAACATATTTTAACATCCAGAAGGTCGGCGAAAACCAGATTGTAGGTGCCTCGGATGGAGTAGTGGCAATCTTCTTTAAATCTGATTTTGGACCGCTCGCAGAGGCGGTAGAGATTACACCGGAGGAAGGGTATGAAAAGCTGTACGGCACTGCGGGTTCGACTAACGCTATCCGTGAAGTAATTAGAGCAGGAGCAACGAAATGCGTTTGTGTCCGCGTTGGAAAAGGCGGAACTGCAGCTACAGTTACTCTTGATAAGGATGGAGATACAGAAGCTTTAAAGATTACCGCGAGGTATCCCGGGGCCAAGGATTTTGCAGTTACCGTAAGAGAAAAGTTATCCGATTCATCTCTGAAAGAGTGTGTTATCTATTCTGGTGCAAAAGAGTTTGAGAAGATTGAATTCGCGGCCGGCGATGATGAGGTAAAAGCGCTGAATGATGCGTTTGTAAATTCCAAGTGCTTTTCTTCTGAGATCATCGCAAGTGCAACAGGAGTTCTCGCAGATGTGAGTGAAGAAGCATTCACGGCGGGAACAGATCCTACGGCAAGTAATGCGGAATACAGTGAAGCGTTCGTAGCAGCGGAAGCATATCGGTTTAATGTGGCATGTGTTGACACAGAAGAAACTGCGGTGCATCAGTTACTCGCTTCGTTTATTGATCGGATTTTTGACGCAGGACAGCTTGCAATGGCTGTTGTAGCTGAGAAGAAAACGGTCGCATTTACAGATCGTATGGCGCATGCGGCGGCATTCAACAGTGAGAAGATGCATTATGTAGTTAACGCATCTGCTGAAATCTCAGGAGAGGCTGTAGAGGGATACCTTGTAGCGGCAAGGATTGCCGGAATGATTGCTGCATGTGCGTCTAACAAATCTCTTACTCACACAGTTGTGGAAGGCTACACGAAACTTAATGACGCCCTTACTCCTACAGACATTTCTACGGCAGAGCAGAAAGGCTGCATTGTTCTCAGCACAAATACGAGTGGCCAGATCTGGATTGACAGCGCAATCAATACGCTGGTAAGTCCGGCAGATAATCAGGATGACGGATGGAAAAAGATTAGAAGAACAAAAACGAGGTATGAACTGATTACCCGCTGCAATGACCAGGCAGATGCCCTGATTGGAAAGGTGGATAACGATGTAAACGGACGTGCTACAGTGGTTAGTCAGCTACAGGGCGTCATCAATGCGATGATCAACGAAGGCAAGCTTGTATCCGGTACCGCATCCGAGAATACCACATATCAGTCCGATGGTGATTATGCATACATGGATATTCAGGTGATCGATAAGGATTCCATTGAGCATCTGTATCTGACATACAAATTCCAGTTCTCAAGCAGAACAACTGAATAAAGGAGGGAAACTAAATGGCTATTAACGAAAGAGCATCATCTGATGCGCGCCATGCGCGTACCGGTAAAGACGCCGGTCTCTACAACGGAACCGGCGATCTTCTGGCATCTATGGAGTCTTTTCAGGCGAAGGCTACATACAACAACGTAAAATATAAACCTATGGGAGATCCGCAGGAGCATGAAACCAGCGACTCTTACGGAATTACAATCACTGTCACGGAAATTGTGATTGAAGATATCGATATGTTCCGTGAACTGATGGCATCTATGAAGTCCGGAACGACACCGCAGTTTGTGTTCCAGGGCGTTCTTCAGGGACTTAACGGATCCGAAGAGCGTGTAGTGTACAGAGAGTGTATCCCATCTGGCGACATCGATCTCCAGAATGTTGCGAATGGAGATGTTATCAAACGTAACTGGAACTTCTTTGTCAACGGAAAACCGGACCTTCAGAAGGAACTCTCAATTTAATATGAATATAAAGAGGAGGGAGCAAAATCCCTCCTTTAACATTTTAAGGAGGATATGTGATGGCGAGTTTAGCTAAAACGGCAGGAAAGATAGAAAATACTCAGGAAGTTCATGAAGAGGAATTTTCTGAAAAAGAAACACGGGGGCAGCTTTTAACAGTAGAGAATGATTTTATTGCTGGCATGCTTGCCGCAGCGGCGTATAAAAGCGATGAACTTC